CTGGAGTCAGTAAGCGTGGACGAAGAATGTTCAACGACTCACTTGCTCCTGTCGAGTGGTCCTTCTCAACATATGTTCGTCCGTTCAAATCGGCGGGAACAGGCTCGGGCGCAGCAAATGATGCTGTAGCTCATCACGCAGTAGAAGAAGTACTGTGGGCGCTAATGGTAGGTGATGCCACTTATACTTCTAATGATTTTACCGGCTTCACACGTGATGCTACAGACTTAGATATTAGCTTTGCTAATTCTAATACAACAACTTTAGGTACAGCGGATATTTTCTTCTCTCTTGATGATGCAGGAGATAATCCACAGGTTTATAAAATTGCCAGTGCAGTAGTAAACGAAGCTTCTATTGATTTTGATATTGATGGGCTAGCTACAATTAGCTGGTCTGGTTTTGGTTCTACACTTACTTCAGATAGTAAACCTACTAAAACTGTATATGAAGATGTAGATGCAACGGATAACTTTATTCGTAATCGATTAACTCAGCTCACAATTACAGCTAATGACACTAGTAATTTTCCCGGTTCAGGGTCAGGTGTATACACTTTGACTCTAACAGGCGGTGCAATTACTATTTCTAATAATATTACTTATATTACTCCAGAAACATTAGGAGCTGTAAATACTCCAGTAGGTCATGTTACAGGCGCAAGATCAATCTCAGGAAACTTCTCGTGTTATCTTGGTCTAGATTCCAATACTAATACTGGAACGTCTACAGACTTCTTTAACGATATGACAGCTGCAGGGGCACGATCACTGATTACTAACTCTTTTAGTACTGCTTTCAAGATTGGTGGAGCTTCTGCAACACCTCGTATGGAATTTGCTATGGGCACCGCCCACTTTGAGATTCCTTCTCACGGTATTGAGGACGTTATTTCCTTGGAGACTTCTTTCCATGGATTACCCTCAACTATTGCTAGCACGAACGAAGCGACTATTAAGTACGTAGGCGCGGCATAACTTAGAAAAGGGGCTTCGGCCCCTTTTTTATTTCACCTCCAAAAAATAATTCTTGACAAACCTCCTCCTCTCCTATATACTATACGATATAAAACTTACTATTTCTATTTTTAAAAGGACACATAAATGAGCGATACCCCTATTTCCCTAGCCAGTTTAATGACTGCTAGTAAAACTGTTACGGTTGATTTCCCTGGATATATTGGCATGGATGTAGATTTATGCTACCTAGCTCGGGAAGAATTAGTTAAATTAAGAAAAAGATGCGTAACCACAAAATTTAACAAAAAAACACATCAGCCTGAAGAAGAGCTGAATGATGATAAGTTTTTGACAGAATACACTAAAGCAGTAATTAAAGGGTGGAAGGGTCTAAAATATCGATACTTAGAAGAGCTTCTATTAGTGGATGTTTCTAGCCTTGAACCTGATGATGAGCTGCCTTACACACAAGAAAATGCAGAACTACTGATGAAGAATGCCAACATGTTTGATACATGGGTAACAGAAACAGTAGGCGATTTGGAAAATTTTACTGGGAACAAGTAACTGAGATAATAAAGTTACTTGAACGATCAGTAAAAGAGAGTACTTCCGATGTTTCTATAGAAACATATTTGCTATTGTGTGAGCAACTCGAACAAGAGCCAGATCCCGACAAAATGCCACTAGATGCTTCAGTATTTCCACCTGAAGTGCAAGTGGCATTTTTTATATTCGACCTTTTACCTGACAGGTGGGAGGGTATGTCAGGCATGTATCTGGGAAAAGACTGGTCATCTGCAGAATTTCTCTTTAAGATATATGAAATAGAAGATATACAATACGTTACATACTTTGCAAAAATATATGAAAGTATATTAGTAAGGGAAAAAGCAGAAGAAGCGAACAAAAAACGTAAAGCTTCAGAGCGCGCGGCAAAAGCCAAGCGATAGAGCTATAATATGGCGGGTAAAAGAAAAGTATATATTGACGTAATAGTTGACGATAAAGGTACAACTAAGCGTATTGCTGTAGATGCCAAAGTGCTAAAAGATCAATTAAAGGGCGTTAGCGAAAGTGCTGGTGGTGCAAATAAAGCCCAAAGAGGATTAGCTCAAACCGCGTCTTCTGGTAGTAAAAACTTTGCAAATCTAGCTTCCGCATCCGGAGGCTTAGTACAAGCTTACGCAGTACTTGCTGCTCAAATCTTTGCAGTCACAGCCGCTTTCGGATTTCTGAGAGAAGCTGCAAACCTAAGTAATCTTATTGCCGCACAAGAACAGTACGGGGCAGTAACCGGTACCTCTTTTAGAGGAATAAGTCTCGCGTTACAAGACGCTACAGAAGGACAATTAAAATATAAAGAAGCAGCACAGGCTACCGCCATAGCAAGTGCCGCGGGTTTAAGTGCTTCACAGATAACAGGTTTAGGTACAGCAGCTAAGAATGCTTCTTTGGTATTAGGAAGGGATTTATCAGACTCTTTCAACCGTTTAGTTAAAGGTGTAACAAAAGCAGAACCAGAGCTTCTCGACGAATTGGGTATCATACTAAGACTTAAACCTGCCACAGAACAATATGCTGCAAGTATAGGAAAGACCGCAGATGACTTGAACGCTTTTGAAAGAAGTCAAGCTGTTGCAAACTTTGTGCTTGAAGAGGCAGAAAGCAAGTTTGGTACCATTGCTAAGACTATGGACCGAGATGCTTTTGCTGTAGAGAGATTTGCTAAGAGTTTTGACGATCTAATAAATACTATTAAAAAGGGTATTATGCCCGTAATAATTCCTATACTTAATTTTCTAAGTGAAAATACTTATGCTTTAGCAGCAGCTTTTGCCGTAGTAGCCGTTCCTATCACAAAAGCTATGCTTCCGGCTTTTGATCAAATGGCAGAAAGAATGCAAGAAAGTGCAAATATAGCCCAACAATCAGCACTCAAGAGTACTGCCGCTTTTAAAGACAGCACCTCGGCTTTAGTAAATGATTTAAAAACACGACAAGGAGCCTTTGATGCAGCGGATAAAGCCGCCAAAAAAGGAGGCGTAGCTTTAGGTAAACCTGGAACGGGTAAAGATACCGGCATGGACTTTTTGTCAGGAGCATCCAATAGTAAAAAGGGTGCAGCAAATGCTAATAGAATTCTTAAAAATGCGGAAGCGCAAGTAGATAAAAGTGGTGCAAAGCGAACAGGTATTCTAAAGAAGTATAACAAACAACAATTAGCAGACTTAAGAGCTTCATACGAACTTCGTGCTCAGGCGGTTAAAAAATTCGAAACAAGAGCCCTTTTTAGTTTTAAAACAGTATCAAATGGGGCAAAAGTTGCTGCATCTTCTGCTACTTTAGCATGGAAAAAAGCTAGTTTAATGATGGTGCGAGCTACAAATAAAATGGCAAAAGGTATGAATACAGCCATGAAAGGGGCGGGCTGGTTAGGGATGATACTGCTGGTTTATGAGTTAGGTAAAGCCGCTTATGATGCATTTTTTCCTATGTCAAAAGAAGCAAAAAAAGCACAAGACGAAGTAGAGAATCTGAATAGCAAATACTCTGAATTAAATGAGCATATGTCCAAAATTCACGACCTGAATAAAAACAATCCAGGTCTTTTAACAGGCACAGAGCTTTTAATCCAGCAAGGAAACGCTATAGAACAAGCGAACGTTTTTGGTGTTTTACAAGATATAGAAAAACTTGATGGACTAAAAGGTACTGAAGGATTTGACGAGCTAAGTGCAAGTATTAAAACAACTGTAGACTCATTAATAGTAGCAGATCCTGCTTTTAAAGCACTGCTTGATAGTGAAGGAAAGCTTACAGTAGCTAGTGATAAAGCAAAAAAAGCAATGCTTAATCGCGCAAATGCTATGATTCAAACAGGCGCTGCCGCTGAACAGTTGGCCCAATCTAGTAAGAATGTTACCAACGAATTAAACGCTTTATTTAATAGTATACCCCAAGCACCTCTGCAGTCTTTACAAGATGCTTTAAATAAAGACTATGAATTAAAAGTACAAGTAGCAGCCGGAATTCCTGAGAGTCAAGTGATAAAGGATCAAATGGCAGCTCTTGATGCAGACATAAAAAAATACTCAACGGGCACCGGCAGTACGACAACAACACAGCAAATACCAATAAGCAACAGAAATAAGAATTATAGAACAGTAACAACGACAACTCCTCTTGTAACCGCTAGTGATAAAGAAGATCTTGCAGCCGCGCAAGCCGCTAGAAAGGCGCTAGAAGGTTCTCAAGATAGAGCAAACAAAGCCGTTGAAGATGCGGGAAAACTTAGAGCTATAGTAGCTGTTTCTGTAGAAAAGCAACTACTAATAGAAGACTCTATCTTAGATAATAAAGAAAAAATTGCAAAAATAGATCAAGTAAGTCAGAGTTTTGAAGCTAAAAAAGCCAGACTACAGGCATCAAATTTAACAGCGGCGAATGCTGTTAGCAAGGCATTACAAAAACAAGTAAGTGCTACCACAGCTAAAGAATTATTAGACACACAGGGTGTTGAGAAGAGCTCCAAGCAATATAAAAATGCAGAGAAGGCAGTAGAACTAGCTCAGCAGGAAGTAACAATAGCAGAAGCTTTAGAAATATCTCAGCAAGCAATCACTACAGAAAAAGAAAGACAGCTAGATATACAGAAACGACAGATAGGTGAAGCTAATGCTATGCTGGAGATGGAAAACCGGCAAGCAGCCGCCGGACGCAAACGTCTCGCATTAGTACAGGGAGTCGATGGAGCAGGTCTTAGTTCAGCTGATATGGGAGCACTGAAGCGAGCTCATGAAATGGAAAGTTTTGACGAGCAAGTAAGATCTAAAGAACTAGAGCACACAAATGCACTTGCAGCTCTTGCGGATTTAGATGCGACAAAAGATGCTACAAAGATACAAGCCGCAAATGCCAGAATACAAGCCTTATCAAATGAACTTGCTATGTTAGGTGTAAAAAAGCAACTCAATCTTGAGATGGAAGGTATAGCTTTACGTACCGAAGAAGCAGAGCTACGAAGTCTTCAAAAGAAAAGAGAAGAGTTAACAATTAATCCGGTATTAGCAGAATTTCGTAGACAAATGAACGAGTACGAAGACAAAGGCGCTAGTTTTAGTGCTGCGGAAAGAGAGTCAATGTATGAAACAATACGGGCACAAGAACAAGTAAAAATTGTAACAAAAGGCGTTGCGGGAGTACAAAATGCTTTTGTAGATAGTCTGTCCGCGGGTATAGAAGGAATAATTACTGGTACTATGACTATGAAAGATGCTTTTAAAAATATGGCAATGAGCGTATTAGGTATGATAGCAAAAATGATCACACAAATGCTTGTGTTTAGAATGCTCTCTGGGATGATGCCAGGAGGTGCCGGTGCCGGTGCCGGTGCAGGCGGTGGCGGCAATGTAGCTGACCTCGAGATATTTAAAACTTCCGGCTCAGGACTTTTTCCTGGATCGCGACACGGCGGTATTATGAAGGGCTATGCTACAGGCGGTATCGCACGGGGTAGAAACGCAGGTTACCCTGCAATTCTTCATGGAACAGAAGCTGTAGTACCTCTTCCGAGTGGCGGTAAGATTCCTGTTGAGATGAAAAACGGCGGAGGCGGTACAAATAATGTATCTATTAATGTAAATATGTCTGGTGATGGAAGCGCAGAACAAAGCAGCAATAGTGATGGACAACAAGGAGCGAATATAGGTAAGTTGCTCGCTTCTGTAGTACAAGAAGAACTTCAAAAGCAAAAGAGACCGGGCGGCATGCTTAGTCCTTATGGAGCAGCATAATGGCAATAGGGTTTAGTACAACATCTGCCTATGGGAGTTTAAGTGTACTTCCTGACAGAGGAATGACTCGTAGCGCTAAGCAAAAAACTCGTAGTATAAAGTTTGGTGATGGATATGAGCAGAGAAGCACAAAAGGCATAAATAATACAGAAGAAACTTATAATGTTTCTTTCAAAAATCGTCCGAAACAGGATATTGATAATATCGCAGGATTTTTGAACAGCTTAAATGGGGTGAGTTCCTTTAACTTTACCGTACCAGATTTTGCTACTACAGAAGAGGTCACCGGCGTATTAGACAGTAGTATCGATAATGAAAAAACTATCAAAGTAGTATGCGACACATTTAGTCAAAGCTATAATAACAGCGGGCACAATAATTTATCAGCAACATTCAGAAGAGTATATGAATCATGACAGCCATAGTAGAAGACGTACAAAGCCAGGGAATATCCTCAGCAATAATAACTCTATACGATTTAGAGTATGCTGATGGCAATTTTGCGTACTTTTTTCCAGATGGATTAGATAGTGACTTAACTACAATAGAGTTCAGAGACGCTACAGGAGTATCAAGAAGTTATATTGCTTTGCCAGCACATGCAGAGGACTTTGAAATTAG